TTTCTTTTCCCTCCCTCTATACTTATTATAACACATCGGTTTGCGTTTGTCAAGAGGTTTTTGAAAATTTATTTGAGAATTTTATAATTTGTTATCCACGGCTCAAATTCTTCTAAACTCTTAACCCATTTACCGTCTACTTTTCTACTCTTGTTTCTCTGCTCTGTTTTATATACTATGATAGTATTTTCTTTGAAGGGATTATCATTATAATCACGCTTGCTCAGTTTTACTGTAATAGTATCACCAGTGTCAAGACAATACAAGTTTATTTTCGGACTATATTTTGTATCGACATTCAGTACATAACCATAACCCTTTGCCTTTGGATTAACATAATCAAGATAGCCCAAGAATTTAGCTTGTGTTTCTAATAAATCGGTAACTGGTATTGATTTATTCAGAATAGAAGCACTTAATTCTGTCAACAGACCAGCGTTATCAAATATTTTATACATTTTAGCTGTCTCATTCGCATACTTAACCATAATTTCATTCGGAATATCACAGTCAGACTTGTATATTTGTTTGCGCTGTCCGTACTTTTGAAACAATTCAAATACATCAAGTAAATATTGTGACTTACCAAACTCGGAAAAGAAATCGAGTTTAATCAATTTTGCTGTATATTCACCACATGGATTATCTTTCAGAAAATCAATAAACGTGTCATAATGATTATCTTTAAGAGCGTATAACTTATTAGCAATATCAGAACCAAAGCCCTTTAAAGAACTAACAGGCTTATAAATCACACGATTTGCACCATCACAAGTATATTTTGCTTGTGAATATCGGAACTTTACCGATTCTATCTTTATACCTAATTGTTTAGCAAGTGCTGTTCCACGTATTGTATCTTCATCATCTTTTGCATTTTGGAGATAGGCAGTTATAAATTCTGTAGGATAATAGTATCTTAAATATGCACAAGTATAGCCGATCATAGAATAGCCAGCCGAATGATTATATCCAAACTGATAATTTGCAGAATCTTCAATAATCTTTAAGAACTGTTGTGCTTCTTTTTCAGCTACATCTCGTGGCTGCGGAGACATCCTACAATAGCCATCAAGTATTTTAGGTAACGCCTCTTGTAATCTATCCATCTGTTTACGACCTATTGCTCGTCTTACATTATCGGCTTCTGCACCATCAAGCCCACAAATATCAGTAAGAAACTTAATTGTGTCCTCCTGAAAAATTAACCAACCGTCGTTATCTTTTAACAATTCATCTATCATAGGAGAAGGATTAATACACTTCTCATGCGCTATGAGTTTGTCTCTATAACTTTGTCCAGATGGTCTAAGACTTGCATTAATGGTGGATAAATGAGTAATCATTCTTGGCTTATAACGTCTTAATAAATCAAAAGCGTAATCTTCCTCAAACTGAAATATACCTACTGGGCTGTCTATGATGTGATCCCAAACATCTTTATCTTCCCAATTTACAAGGTGAGATTTTGGATAAGAAATACCAGCAAGTTCACAACAGTCCTTAATAATTTCTATATTTTTTAAGCCAAGACAATCATACTTGGCAAGTTGTAACTCATGGCACTCCTCCATATTGAGAGCTAAAATATGTTTGCCCTTGTTCCAAAACGTACCATAGTTATCTGTCAAAGATAATGGTGCTGCTATAACACCTGCTGGATGCATAGACTGAGATAAATTTGTGCCAATAAGTCCATCAAGGTAATAGAAAAAATCAGGATATTTTGCTTTTGCTACATCTGGATTAGTATTATATTCTGCTTTAATCTGTGCGATATTCGTAGGAGAATAAGGATTATCTGGTGATAGTTTATCACTTTTGCGTATATCCCTACCATGACTCATTTCCCATTTATTAGCAAACGCTCTACCAATTTCGCCTATACAGCCCAATTCGGCTATAGTGCCTATAGAAAGTACATACGCTGTGTTGTCCGTACCAAATCTATCTATGATATATTGTTGAACCAATCCTCTCTGAGATGGTGATATGTCAATATCAATATCGCCAACTTCTGTTTTAGCACGAGTGACATTACAAAATCTACTGAATACTGTATTCCATTTTATAGCATTAACATCTATAATATCGAGGATATAAGCGATAGCACTACCTCCAACAGAACCACGACAATATCCAATTGGAATACCATTGTCCCAACACCACTCTGCCATCTCTGACATAAAGAGAATAAATCCTACATAATCAACCTTCTCAAAAACGTCAAGTTCTTCTTTAATTCTGTCTCTCCATACCTTTGTATCTGAGATAATATTGCGCTTTACCTTATCTTTATACATAGAATTGATTCTTTTCTTTAATACATCGAGAGTTTTATCTCCATAAAGATTAGGATATTTTACACTATGATCTACAACAGATGGTATTACAGATTCCGCCATAATATTAGTATTGTCTATAGCTTCTAACCATACATCTTTTGGTAGTGCGTTCTGTTTTTCAAACATTTCGCAAAGCTCATCATATGATTTATAGGTTAAATCGAAAGTATCTTCGGCTGTTGTAAGTATTTTTTTAGCAAGTTTAAGAATTGTAGTACATTCTGATTTGTATTTAGATATAGCGTGAGTATCTGTAGCTGCAATAAGTGGCTTATGATACTTTTTTGACATCTCATAAAGCCACTGATTATATTCTGCTTGGTTTTCATCATCGTGTGGCTGTATTTCGTAATAGTCATACATCTTTAATAGTTTATCTAATAAAGCAACTTTGCTTTCATCTTTTCTTATTCTATTTAAAGGCGATGCCAAACAAGCACTTATTTTATAAACATTGTCTGATATATTAAACAACTCTGTCATTGAGATACGATTATCATAATAAAAATGATCTGGCTTAGAACTTGTATCGAATAACCTACATATTTCTTTTTCACCATCAGGATTCTTGGCAATAAGAATAGTATGGTAATTATCTCTGCATCGTGTTGTTTCAGTGCCATCGCAAGGATTCTCTGTAACATAGCACTCCATACCCATCAACATCTTAATACCCTTGCTTTCGGCATATATCTTTCTTTCTAACCAGTTATATATATTACCATGATTGGTAATAGCAATTGCAGTTTGCCCAAGTTCAACTGCCCTGTCTACATAATCTTTATATTTTGTGCAACTATCAAGAAGGCTGTCATCATCGTGAACATGATATGCTACATAGTTTTTCATTCGCTTTCACCTACCCTATAGTCCTGTATTATGAGCTGATTATAAAATGTCTTGCCAAAGTAACCATTGTTTAACTCAGCAATAACATTACACTCTGCGTTCTCAAACTCATCAAATCCGCCTGTGTAGTTCCACTGTATTAACAAAGTGTCACCTAAAGATAATTTTAAGTGCTTGCCTTTACTCATATCGCCTATGGTATATCCGCTTATTCCATTAACCATAACGGTCAAGGGTTTAAATCCTGTGCCTGATATAAAGTTAATAGCCTTGAAACTATCTATGAGCTGTGTATTAATCTGCTCTATATTGAGTTTTACGTCTGCAAATATGCGTTCTTCAAATTCTACATCAGCAAGTCTATTCTCTATTGTCTCAAGAAATCTATCAAAATTCTTCTGAGGAATAAATATACCAGCCGCATTTTCATGTCCCTCGCAGGTAGCAAGACCAGTCATATTGACTTCATAGCTAAAATCTGCCATACCGCAAGCTCTCATACTACCCTTATATTCATCATCAACTTGTTTTAAAACGATTACTGGACGCTGATACATACTCATTATTTTATTAGCAACAAGCCCCGCAATGCCTTCTTCGTTGTCAATAATGAATGTCATCATTTTACGATTTGTTTGCAACTCAGCTTCAGGTGCAAGTCTTATCATAAGTTCATCGACTATCTCATTCTGCTGATCCTTTACAGTTTTCATCTCTTTAATAATCTGTTTAACCTTTGTTTCGTTATCGCAAAGAAGCAGATTAAGTGGCAACTGATTTCTATTTAGCCTCATACAAGCGTTCACCAATGGAGCTACGCTGAAACTCACCGACTGAGAGTTGAATTGATATGAACCGACTATCTTTTTAAGTCCTAAATTATGTAGATTATTTAATCCTTCATAACATATATATCTGTTTTCTGCTACAGATACGTCACACATATCGGCTATAATACCCGTAGCTGCAAGGTCAACCAATTCATCTGCATAGTCTGTAAGAAAGTATTCATCGAGATATTTGCAGAACTTCCACGTTACACCACTACCTGATAATTGCGGATTAGGATAATCAACCGCAGAAGAAACTAATGTAACATGAGAATATTCTTCAATAAAACTGGGTGGAATATGATGATCGAGGATAACAACCTTTGTGCCTTTATCTGTAAACTTTTTGTAGTCATCGGCTGCGTTAATAGAGTCTACAACAATAAGAATATCAGCACTTGTCTCTAAATCCTCTACACCATGCACCTTGCCTTCGTTAATATCAATGGTAATATTATTTGTAAAGTGGCTAAGATACTTATATATAATAGCACCAGAACACACACCATCTGTATCAACATCACTTAAAATACAAAAGTTTAAATTATCATCAATGCCATTCTCAACTATTTCTCTTGCTTTGTCTATGTTTATAAACTTATCATACGGGATAAGGCATTCTTCATTTGGATTAAGAAACTCTGTCAGGTCATCAATGCCACGGCTTTCACATATCACTGATACGATTTCACCATTGTCCATATCTCTACCATCAATGACTGACTCCCATTTTTTCTTCATAATCAACGACCTCCGTGTTTATTATCTGCTCTAATATCTCTCCCCCATAGTCAGATGGACTTGCTTTATCGGGCAAAGATGTATTTTGTCTCCAATCCCAAAAGGATATAATAGTATCTTTCATTCTTGTATAAGGTAACAATTTCTCTATATTACGATATGTATTCTGTAAATCAAGAGTTTTATCAAGCATGAACACTATTCTCTTAGGTGATAACCCCATGAGAAGTTTACATTGCATTGTACTGAGACTGTTGCTACCAAGAGCTACTGCATTGTGAAATCCATATGTATAGCATTGCATAACACTCTTTTCAGATTCAAAGATATATATAGTATCTTCTTGCAAATATAGAAAGTTTTGTGAGTAGCCATATAATGTTGAACTCATAGTGCAAGGAATGAGATACAGATATTTAGGTTCTTCATCAGATACATTCCAATTCGCCCTGCCCTTAATTCCCATTATTTCGCCATACTGACTACGAATAGGGAATGTTATGCGCTGAGACTCTACGTCATATCCCACTTCAAAGATTCTTTGTGTTTCAAGATTGATATGATCTTTTGCAAAACGAATGTTATATGCTTGTTTATAATTCTGCAATACATCTTCTGGATATGTTTTTACATACAAATCTGAATTATACCTACTTATACGATTATAAAATCCGCCAAATACTGGTCTTTTTGTGTTTATATCGTAAAAACTTTCTATACCTAACTCTGATTTAATAACAGCAAGCACATCTTTAAAGGCTACATTTCTTACTTTGATGATGTAATTGATTATATCGAGGGAAAGATTTCGTGAAAAATCTGAGACAAACAAGTTATCATTATTGTCTAACTTAATACGAATTGCTGTAGGATTTGAACCCTCGTATAAACCGAAACGTACTTCGTTGTATCGAATACAAGGCTTGTAGAAGTCATATGCCAGAAGAATATTGACGATTAATTCAGGATTATCTAACAGTCTCTTTTTAATATCTCTGAACATATCACACCGCCTTACATAGAGCCTATCTTACCATGCTTAAACCTTGCTTTGGCAACCTCTTTAAAAATGCCGTGTCCACCGTCAAATTTCAAGAGATAACCTATGCCTAAATCGTTTGAGTTAGCACCATTTCTACTCTTGCCGACAAATAAAGCTTTATAGGTCGCAGTAGGATCTGGTTCATATTCTTCCTCTACCCACTTACCATCAATCTTTTTGTGCTGAAACGGATTACAATAATATTTCTTATTATCCTTTGTAAGTTCCTCGGTATAAACCGACCTCATAAGAAGAAGTGACTCCATAACCTCAATGCTCTGCTTACTCATGCTAAGTTCGCTGCCATCAAGAAATAAATTACCCTTGCTGTTCATAGCAAGCTGCAATGAAGCCAACATAATAATGTTATACTTCTTAGCAAGTTTATCAAACTCTCTTGAATCGCGGATAAGCGATACCCATGTGATATCATTGCTGTTTTCAGAGAACTCCACCTTCATAGTATCATATATTACTGTATCATAGCCATGAATAAGCACATTTTCTCTTATTTTCTTCTTGACTATTTTCATATTTGCATCAGTAATGGCGATAAATTTTACTCTGCCTTTATAATACTTACGCCAGTAGTCCTGTGCTTTCTTACGCATCTCTTTATCTTTATCGTTGAGGGCTGCGCTACGGATTTTTTTCTTAGTAATGTCATAGTAGCGAAAATATTTATACAGAATAAACACAAGAAAATTATCTTGAAATGCTTTCATTTTCTGCTCATTACTTATAATAAGAACCTTCCTGTCGTGATGTAATAGTGCCATTGCAATTGTAGTCCACATACAACTTTTACCAACGGAACTATGTCCTGCAAGTACATTAAATGTGCCATCATAATAGCCACCTATTTGGTCGGATATAAAAGGTAAACATCTCATTTCTTCGAGGTTTATATCATCACCTGCAAAGTCAAAAGGTACTCCTACTTCTTCGCCCGAATCCATATGTTCAAAGTATTCATCACTAAAATCAAGTTCTCCTTCTTCTGTCACTGTGCTTATATATCCTACACCATAGGTGCTAAGTCTTGATTCATACCAATCAAGCACACCCTCGCTATCCATTTTCTTGAATAATTCAAAGGGAACTATCTCTTTTTCGTTCCACTGAACCGTTTTGAATAAATCAAAACCGTCACGATAAAGACCAAGAATTATATTTTCTTTATATAAAGTATCTATATAAACATCGGCGTTCTTAGAATTAACTACATCCACCATATTCTTAATAGTCTCATAACCACCACGTTCATTGAACGCATCGAGGATATTATCTGATATAGAACTAAGTATAGTAACTTCATCAAATACCGAATATCCAGCTTTGCGTAACTGTTTTGCAAGAGCGAAGTAGAACGTACCGTCCTTAGTAATAAAATCTTTTGATGTTAATTCAAGTTCATCTATTAATAAAGGATCAGCAAACAAAAGAGCTATCACATTGCCTTCAGCCGTAAGCCGTCCTTCCAGCAGTCTCTTATCATACTTTTCTTCAACACCTGTGATAAAGTCTTTCATAGCTCCTCCTCGTAGTAATCAGCAAGGCATTTACGCCTTGTCTTAGGTTTGTATTTGTTTTCGTAAAACTCATCTGTACATTGCTTAACAATCTCAGGTTTTGGCGGTTGATAATCATTGATACCATTTTTGATAATCGCACTAAAATAGCGTATTTTTGCATATTCCGAATTAAAATCTTTCTTCATAGCATACTCAAAAAGACTGCGATTATCCTGTAAATAATTACATATCTTCTTATAATCTGTTCCCCACAACATCATTTCTTTATGCAGAATAGTATTAGTTGTGTTGATATATTCTGATAATATAGAATAAAGTTGCTTTTTAGCCTCATATTCTTCTTGATTACAATAATATTGTCCTTTACTTGCACAAAAAGCCGTGGTTTTATCTATTATATTGCCGCAAGCTCTGCACTTCACATTTGAATTAGCCATATTATCACCACCTTAAATACAAAATGGGGAGCATTACGCTCCCCACCTACTCACCCCAAAATCGTATTTATTGTATTCAGTTCCGAAATCGAGAGACTATCATCAAGCTTAGCTACGCCGCTATCTTTAAGAAGCTGCTTTACTTTTGCTTTTGCCTCCTTATCTGCCTTTGAAAATTTTGCTCTAATTTCAGCCATAAGAGCATCTTTATCAACTTCTTCCTTTACAGGCTCATCAGTAACTTCATCGGGTTCTGCTGTAATATCCTCGTACTTATCTATTGATTCTACTACAGGCTGCTCGACGGGCTTCTTAACGGCTGTTGTAGTGGCAGAACCATTCTTTTTTGCTTCGGCATCAATTGCGTCCTGCAATGCCTTGATAAACTCATCGGCATCAAGTGAAATCTCAGGTGCTATTTCAGGAAATCTACTCTTGCTATCTACGCAGTAGCTTTCATCTCTGAACTTAATTCTTCTGCTTTCGGAAACTATCTTGTTTCGTGTTACTTCCTTATGAGTAACAATATCCTTACGTCCAAGACCTTCCTTGATAACATCACGATCAATACAAGCTACACCAAGAACATCTGTCTTTGTCTTTAGGGCGTTGAAATACTTTTGCATCATATTAGTTGTAAGACTTGTAAACGTTGTGCCAGAAAGAGGGTCAACAACTTCTCTTGTCTTAGTATGTCCTGTAAACCAAAACAGGACACCAACCTTACGGAGAGCATCTATACGGTCAAGAAGAAGCTTTATTGCATATTCTTCACCTCTGCCGAATCCTCCCCAAGCTGCATTAATTGTCTTAGCAGGCGAAAAGTCTTTCTTGCCAACATTCTCGGTGTTATACAGTCTAATTGATTCAGGCTCTAATACTTCGCTGAAAAGCTGATCTAAAGTATCGGCTACTAAAACCTTAAGATTAGGATAATCCGTATTCTTGTTCTTAATTATATCCTTTGTAATCTCATTCCATGTTTTATAATCAGGAACATCTTCATAAGTAATATCAGCAATAGCAGATACACCATATTCCTTACCTACATTAAGCAGAATGTAACCGTCAGAACCAAATACCTTTTCACATATCTTGCTGAGAGTGGTGGTCTTACCGATACCACTCTCGCCAATAAGTCCAACAGTATAGCTGCCAATATCATTACTTACCTTATTTCTCTTACCAAAAGCCATTTACTTAGTCCTCCTTATATCTCATCATCGTCATCAATGTCAAAAATATCTTCAGTATCAAGCTCAGAAGAAACCTTTTCAACATCCTTTGCTTCAAGAACTGTTTCCTGTGAACCACTTGTAAATCCTCTTGCGAGTCCAGTAATGACAATATCTGTTATTCTATCACCATATACAGGCTTGCCAAGTTCCTTCTTAATATCATCCATAGTGATAAGACCAAATTCAAGGTTCTCTTTCTGCTCATCTGTGAGCATATCCTCTGTCAGTTCAACAGTCTGCGCTCCATCAAGAATATCGCATACAACACCTATTTCACGATATGTGCCTTCATAGTCATCGGGGAATGTAAATATTTTCTTAAAGCCGAGAGCCTTCTTCTTAGCCTTGTCATCATTTGAACCGTCAACGGTAAATGTCATCGGCGCATAGCAAACTTTCTTATAAGGCTTACCAAGATACTGACCGATATATCCATTAATATGAAGCTTACCAGTATCATCAAAGTCATTATCATCTACAGCATTATCGCCAAAGACAACATTGAATGTGCCCTGCGACTTAGGCTCTGCGTCATCAACTGCTCTGTAAATACGCTGTGGCTTAAACTTTCTATACCACTGATTGTTCTTATCACTATATTCAAGCTCGTAAGTACCAGTGATGCGCCACATCATATCCTTGATTTCAGGCTTATTGACAAGCTTGTTAAGAAACTCAATAAAATCGTACTCCCAAATGTACTCGTGACGCTTCTTATTACTCTTATCAAGAGCTGCCTGACACTCATCAAGAGATGTCACCCCAAGAGTCTGCATCTGCTCATCGGTAATTGTACCTTCCTTGAACTTGTCAATAGCGTTCTCAAACTGCTGTCTGCGTCCGTATACTTCAGTGTCAACTACAAACTTCTTGAAATTCGCAACACTGTCAATAATATCGGCTTTGTTACGATCTGCAAAGCTTACCTGTATACTTTCTCCCTTTGCTCTTGTTCCGTCACTATTTTCTTCGCCCTTAGTTGTCGTGTAAATAATTGCATTTTCAAGATTTGCAGGAGTAAGAACACCTACTTCGAGAAAATGTCTGTTTGTGTCACATACTACATTAAACTTTAATGTAGTCTTAGACCAACCAGAATCAAATGTACGCTTGTCATATGGCTTAAAATTATCAGTCTCCTTACAAGGAACTATTTTGCCAATGAACTCAAATGTGTTTGCCATGTTATCATTTCCTTTCTAATTTATTAACCGTGTCGTGTCGCTAACGTATGAATTTTAGTTTTTACCTCCTCATTTATTACTTGGTGAAGATATAAAATTATCTCTATGATTATTATAGCACTAATTTATTGCTTTGTCAAGAGAAAAAAATAATTTTTTCAAAAAATTTTTTAGCTCTCCTTATTCAACCATTCGCGTATGCAAGCTTCACAGGTACTAAGCATACAGCACTTATCACATGAAGAATTAATACCAGTCAAGGCATCTATAATGCAACAGTCATGTGAAAGCATTGTCGCTTGTATCTTGATTAACATATCGTATTCGTTCTGTTTGAGTATATACTTGTCACGGTTTGTCATACCATCACCTCATAAAACGTAGGTTTTATTGCCATTTTACCCACGTAGAATAGCCAAAAAGTGGCTGTCATTTTTCAATAAGTTCAGGATTATCATAAACGTTACCTATGACCTCTAATTGATAATTGGCGTTAAGCATCCCAAGTGTATCAAAATCTACATCTCCATAAATTGCATCGCAAAGATACATTGCATACTTATAATAGATACACACTCGACCTATTTCATTTCCGTGGTAGTTTACTTGTAGAATGTCATTTTCAAAAATCTTAGTGCCGTTCTTATCAGTTATGCCTGTGTACTGGCAAACAGTTTTATCCAAAACTGCATAATCATCATTTTCTTGCTCAATAACGGAACGTCCCGAAAATATACAACTATATTTTGTGTAGTAACCATAAACCCATTCAGATTTCTTATCATAAGAATATACATCAGGGTCTATTTTAGCTCTAAATAATATTTCTCTATCCATCTTTCCTCTCCTTATTCACATAGTCCCTGAATATCTGAATCATCTCATCTTCTTCAGGGAAGAAAATGTCCCTCTTGGTCTTGACTTGCCAGTCAGCAAGTACATTAACTATCATCTGCCCGAATCGCCAATCTGGAAAGTGCTTCTTATGAATCTCTTTAAGCTCGTCATAGAACTTATCAAGTCTGTTTATATCTCTCATGGTTCACCTCCAATCGCACACAAGGATTTCAACATCTGTATCAGCAAATACATCTTTGATAATCTGTTCTACGTCATCCCATTTAAGTCTGTCTAAACCGCAGCCTATCTTCGGCATTGCGATTTTGTCACCGCCTATAAGATGTTCTTTCAGAGAGTTAAGAGATTGTCTAAGAGTAAGTAATGTTGGCTTGTGCCAGAACTTTTCTTTAGTGATGAGGTTTAACTCTCCCCATTCTGTTGCCAATGTAAATAAACATTTTCCTTCTCCGTTCCATTCACATGGTGCATAAAGATTTATAAGGTTGCCTCTGACACCAAGTTCAGCAAACTTCTTCGCAATTCCCGCGCCGAGAGCAAAGTCTGCTGATATACAATGGCAAAGGTAATAATCTTTAGGTACTGTAAAGAGATCACGTTTCTCAATTGTAAACTTCGTATCAACCAACTCCTTTCAAATAAAATGTAGCTTTCATCCTTCAACCTCCTACTAAGCCATTCCGAGAAGCGCCATTGAAGAAGTATTAAGATAAAACTGCGGATTGGCAACAGTCTCTTGATATTTCTTCTCACCCTCAAAAGCATCCACGACCTCTTTATGCTCTTTGTCAAGATCGGAATACTTACGTGTACCATAATCATTCGGTAAAGCACCGTGAGCCTGACAGCCTATAATGGTAAGCTTCTTTATAAGCTCATCGTTCTTCCATTTGATGTGAATTGTACCTTTTTTCTTGACCTCTACATCAAAATACTTGAAGCTCAAATCTTCTCCTTGATATCTGTCATTGAAGTATTTTTTATTTATAACTTGTTGAACTGTATCGCCCTCGGTGCGTCCTGCGTCCAGATAGATAAACACCTTTTCAACTTCGGTCAGAAAGTCTTTTAGCTTGTATACATCGTAGCTGCCCCATCCGCCATAATTCTGATATAAATACAGTGGATAGATTACCTTTTTCGGATTGATCTTAAATCCCTGATTTGTATTCCAACCATTAAACAGATGAACATTCTGCGGATTCTCACGACTGTATTTATAGGTAAAGTTGTCATACAAATTGACAATAGCATCATGGATATTGCTGTCCAAGTTCTGAGATAACTCTATCTGTAATTGCTTGATATTGCTGAAAGTAAAGTCATAATCTCGGAAACGGCGTATCTCATTCTGATAACGTGACCTTGCCGCATCAGTGAGCAATCCGCTAATCTGATTTGTCTGGAAAGCAAGTTCCCAATACTTCTGCCTAAGCGCACGAATATATCTATTTGCTTGAGACATTTCTGTGATGTTATGCTCGTCGCTGCATCCAATAACCGAAAGAGTGATAAGATGTCGTGAATTATCTTTGTCTTTTGGAATGTATTGTTGCATACTATTAAAGGTGTCAATAATTTTCAAACCGTATCGAGCCTCTAAGTTAAATTGCTCTATCAACATTGAGATGGCATCACCCGCATAAAGTTGCGTGTCGGAAAATTCTTTGTATTCTTTTTCGTACACATCGCCTTTGACAAAGTTTTTGGCAACTTCTATATTAATTGATTTGTCAGGGATATTAATATAGATAAGAGCCACATCAACGTCAGCCTTGCGTTCAGCATCAGAAAAAGCATCATCAACAAATTCAATGTCAGCATGATACTCGTCTAACTTTTGCGCCAGTAATTGTCTAAGCTGAGTGCAAGGGTTCTTGATTGTCTCAGCGTTAAGAATACAAGCGATTTGCCCGCCGTTCTCGCAAAGAGAAATAGCTTTAAGCAAATGTCTGTCTCCGTCTGCAAATGGCGGATTCATAATGATTGTATCGTAGCGGCTAAAACTACACCAGTCAAGGAAATTAGCATTTGTTGTGAAATATCTTTTTTCTTTGAGAATAGCACACAAATCAGGATCAATCTCAACACAGGCAAATTCGATTAGGCGTTCGGCATCTTTTTTATTGTAAACGTGTACCTCCCATTCCCAATCTTCGTCATCAAGAGTTTTGAGAAATTCTCTTGCTTCGCCTATGGTGACGGAATCTTTATCCCACTTTTCGTTTATAAAGGCAAGCAATTCGTTTCTGTCATCAAAAAACTCAGGAAGATTACTACGCTGTTTGCGATCATTGCCATAGTAACAACGCTGTAAGGAATAAGTTTTCATTTCTTCCTTACGGTATTTATTAAAGGCTTCTATAAAATCGCCCTTGCCCGCACTTGGCTCAAGAACCGCATTAACTCTGGATATATCAAGTTTGCTAATCAACTTATAAGCAAGTTCCTGTGGTGTTGGATAGAATTGTATTCCGAACATTATTTGACTTCACCCTCTCCTATCAGCTTTTTTGCTTCGTATCTGACTTTGCTCAGAAGTTCACCCTTTTCCTTTATCAGCCTGTCGCACTCGCTTATCAGCACTTTGTTTTCTTCTCTCAGGTCTTTTAACTCCCTGAGCCACTCGGCAAGCTGCCTGTGGTCTGCGGCACACTCTCGACAGTCTGTAGCGTATTTATCTATTGCACTTCCTATCAACTGTCTACCTATCTTATCAGCTTGTGTTTCGTTGTTCTCTGCCACTTCAAGGCAATGCTTTATGGCTTCATCAAGTGTCATTTTCAGCCCTCCCGTCAATCCTTTGGATTATTCTCCACGCTTCACACTCGTTATCCTTGTCTTTAGTTTCAGCATATGGACAGAATACATCGCAATTTATTTCACCTCTCCATAAAAACAAGACTTTAATCACCGTTGGCTATGGGTTTGTCCCATTCCAACACAGTTGTTTGAACATAATTTGTTTCCATCATACCGATAGAAATTTTGCCCTTTTTGTATAAGCAAGCGTGTGAGCAATACTCATTTTCTTCGATATGATTGTCTATAATCTTTATGGCTTCTTCTTCGGTTTTAGCCCCTACAAGATTAAACCTTGCATGCTTTAACATTTCATCAGGATTATTCTTTTCACAATACCACCAAATGAATATCTTATCCATCCTATACCTCATCATAGAAATCGTCGTGATAAGTTGATTCATCAAAATAATCTGGGGCTTCGCTGAAAAAATACCAGCAGTATTCGACAAGTCTCAGCATACAAGGAAGTATAGGATATTCGCCATTAATTAAATCATGGAATAGAGGGCAATACTTTTTATATTCATTATCGGTTAAAGGTCTTGTTTTGCCCCATTCCCCATCAGTTTCGTTGTTGCAAGGTAAATTAAAATCAATAAAGAACTGCTTGGTAGGAGCTACTTCAAATGGTGTCTTTTCAAGATGTTCTATAACATCCCACCTGTCGTTGACCCCAAATACTTCATAAGCCACTTCTTCATCAATTTTCAATCTAACAGCTTTTCTGTGACAATACTCGCTCATTATTCATTCTCCTTTGCATAAAAAGCATCTACATGAAATCTTCTATCGAGGTCTACATAATATTCAAATCTTGGGATATTTTCAGTATCTATAGGCTCTCCAATGGCATTAACAGTCTCACCGTGAAATAAAATTTGAGCATCAATATCTACACCACGCTCAATTAAATTACGGATTGTCATATAAAACTCCTCTTCTATTTAACGATTTTTGCAACCATTTCTTTGACTACATTCTCGTGCATCTCATTAGCTACATCGTCCATAAGAGGATATTTCTCATACAATTCTTCTTTAGTGGCAGCGTACAGCCCACACTCAGATTCAATGTCAAGCTCTTTGTCTATGTCTGCGTCAATATAACCGAGTTTGCTGCAAGCCTCAAAAGCCATTGTCTCATACCATCTGTCTGCGCCGATCTTCATTAACTCCCTTGTTTGTGGATGCCGCTGATTGCCTACCGTAGAGACAACCCACTTCTTATCACCGTATTCAATTAGAGTGTTACGTCTGAAACGGCACTGACCGCTACAAATGAAATGCCCAGCCCAGCCACGCTCTGTGATTTTTACACTATCCACTTTAATTCCTCCTTTGTTTATCTCAGAAAAAATCTGTTTTGCTCGATCGTTTTCGCATTCAAGTTTCT